CTTCACGCCAAGAAGGTGCTACCTATGAGCTTGAGCGCACAGGTAGTCCGTCCAACAATACAGATGGACGGGCTTCTCTACTACCGGCGGGTGCCAGTAATAGTACCCCGATCTATACACTTCGACATCTCCCTTCAGCTCGCTTGTTATACGAGCCTCCTGATAAGGGAATGGTAACCAAAAAGGATGGTATCCAACCCAACAGTCGCGACTGGTGTGGTTCCTGGGAAATCTCCCATAGGAAAAGAGCCAGTACAGTGCACCTCGCACTGCGCTTGGGCGCACACACTTGGTAACAATGGCATATCCTCGAAACACATCCACGAACGACCCATATTTCTGAGTCGATGATCGCAGGAGACCACGCCGCCTTGCGGTGGTAGGGTCAATGTGTATTCCAGCGGTTGTACTTTCAACGAACGGGATAACATGTAAGTTAAATCGTTCGATGATGCTGGCAAAGTAAGCCCAAAGCTGTCCACCAGGTTCGGTGACAGCGAGCATGTTATTGATAAAATGACAGAGCTCAGGGGCATACCTTGGAGTCCTTAAGAGGGTGTACGGACGTACACTTATGCCTTTGTACCAATCCGTTCCACAGGATTCTCGGAAGAATCCTGTAGAGAAGGTTTTATCAGGATTCGGCATAAAGCCGAGGAAGTGTAATAGCCTGATAACTGCGTCCGAATGATCGACATCACATATGATGTCATCTCCATAGACGCAGCAGACGTTGCTCCCAGTCGATTTGACGATCGCGTAGAACAAAACTGTTTCTAGCACGAAAGTAAAACCGTTCCCCATTGAGCTAAATTTAGCGTATCTATGAAGATTGCTAGAGTTCAGCCCATCTTTATAACAAGGGGATCGCAATGCCATTAACACATCAACCCATGGTTCTGGGAAGAGCCACAAGATAGTGTTAAGTGCTAATGTGTCTGAGGCCATCGACAGGTCGATGGTTGCAATATGACCATGGAGAGAGCCATCTCTGGCTAGCTCTTGGTTACGTGTCTGCTTCGAAAGATCGATACCGCGCGTGCAGAGCCTTTGTTTCAGATAAGCGTCGATGCTTAGCTGAAGAGGGAGATTTCCCTCGGGTTCGCAGGCGATAGTTCGATGCTTGAAGCTATCCTTAGGGACGAACGCGATCCGATTTGCGTTCGTAGGCCGAAGAAAAGGTTCACTAGCACCGTAAAAGCGTGCGAGTGCCCTTATATAAGGCCATGCGCCCGGCGTGCATCGATATGCCCTCCTAATTTTCATAAAAGGGCGAGACGAGGCACGTGGGTTCGAAGCGGTGGCGCCAGAAGTGACACGTAGGAGGTCAGGTATTTTACCTTTCCATACACCGACATCACCCATCACATCGTCAATAATCCGACGAATGTTGTTAACACGAACCAGAAGATCACCTTTCAGGCGATCTGGGCGTCGAGAATAATAATCAAGACGCCTGTTCGTGATACGGCAGATCAATTCGGAACGATTAAAGTTCGTGCGGGCAACGCGCTCGCAAGCACTATCATCCGAGAAGTCGCTATTCTTTTTAAACAGCGATCTAATCTGCGCAAGGGTGAAATAAAGGTCTAGCCCAGCAGTATCGGGCCAGATGTCACTGCCGATTGTGCTTAATGACTTCCAATCGCGGGCACGAATATGCCCAAGTAGTTTCGATTGGAGAGCTTTCGGAACATAATCGGCTCTCTCCTCAAGGAATAACCGTGCTATATAGAACGGAAATTCCTCAGAGCGTAACGTTAATGCGTAACGCGGTTTTCTCTTGCTCATTACTATGAGCCTCCAAATTGATTAGAGGAGAAGGTGGTACCTTAAAGCTCACTCCCAGTAAAGAAGGGGAGCCGAGCCTTAGTCGTTCGAAAGCCATAGTTGGCCATTAACGACGGAGTCAAACTCACTACTCGCAATAATTTCGCGAAAAAGAGCTTTGACAGCGGCCAAATCCGTTGCGTTCACAATAGGTGAACGGCGGATCACCACCTCAAAAGAGGTCTTCACCGCGAGAGCATCACCGCTCGCACTGAAGGCACCGCGAACGACCCGAATAGAGTCGGTTGCGGCTTCCTGAGAAGTGCCAGCGACTTTTCGCTTTTGCACAACCGTATACGACTGCAGGACAGAATGTCCAGGAGCCGTGAAGGTACGAGTGTCACCGGTATCGGCGAACTCAGTCAGGGTCGTGACCATAGCGGTCATTTTCTTGCTCCTATAACGGAATAAATCCGTTGTACAGCTAAAGCTAAAGCATCAAGGCAATTCAGCCAATCGAGCGATAGCTTAATCTGGGGATAAAAGGAAACGGGTCGCGGAGTACGTATAGTACGATATTCCGTGTATAACGCTTCGTAATTAAATGAAGCGGCACCCGCCGTAACGTCGGTTGCGTATGATACGGTTTTGCACGAGATATTTACGTGCAACCCAGTATGGGTAACCATATCATAGTGGACGATTCTGTTTCTGAGGGCTGCAAGAGCTTGCCCAACGCCGAGAACCCAATCAACTACAAAGGAGTAAGGGATTAACTCCCAGGCTGTGCTGATTGGATCGCATTGAACCTTGAGAGGTCTAATGCGTGACGTAGCCGACCCCAAACCAGAAACACCGATTTGGGTTGTGCGGATACTCTCCTGTTTCCAGGACGCACCGCCGACTGAAACAGTTCCGGACTTCCAGGTCTTGAGGAAGGTTTGACCGAGGCCATATCGACTTCGGTGCCTAATGAACTCAGACTCCTGTTTGTTGTAGGATTGGATTACATTTCGGATGTTTTCCATGTCCTGCTTTACCGGAAGCCAACCATATCGCGTTTCGAGGTAACCGGAAACGGCGCCACGACCGATGTCCGAAACCTTGTGAGGTTTCTGATACTTGGACAGAAGCGTAAGAACGCGATTCAAGAGACCAAGCAGCATACCAGGGACTTCGCGGAGTTCTGCGAGCCAGGTAAGTGCATCAAACTCGGCTGAGAATGCCGAGACAGCACGCTGTAAGAGACCCTCCACATCGACATCAACTACAACAGATGCGATGTCCGATTCGTCCGGAAGCCATCCAAAATGGCCGCCGATACCGTTTTCGGGAGGAGGTCCTGGGTAGGAAGTGGTGTTTACAACACCACTCCATAAACGACCACCGTATACGTAAGATCCGCTACGCCGGAGGTTCCACTCGATTTGATTAAATAGAGTGGCCGGAAGCATGGCTTTCAGCCTTTTGAGCCGATGATAACCCGAGATAGAATCTTGGGTTGTGGTCAGCTTATAACCGCTGAGAACGGTCTCGTAGAGAGGATCAGCGAATACAGTAGAGGTCTCTTGGTAGACTTGCGATCGCAAGCCTGGACCCATGGTCTTGGTTGTGATCATTTCAGATCAACTCCACAACGTCATATCGAACCGCAAAAAGCCGTTCGAGAGACGTCCCGATCCGGCACGTAACAACGTGTTGGAAGTCGGACAGACCTCTCACACTTATGTGTGAAAGCAGGCCATCGCTCAC